CGTGTTCTCCTTTCAGGTACATTCACAATACCACTCCCAGAAACCCCCCTCGTAAGTGCCACATATTAACAAGAAATGTACCTTTAAGGGCATTTAGGAGGTGCTTGAGAGTGCCACTTAGGAGGTGCTAAGAGTGGTACTGCTAATTTTGTCGAATTTCGAGTGTAACTTCAGGGTGTTAAACCTAAAGTTATACCCTAGAGTGCTCTATGAGTTCTTTAATGTGCTATTAGAGACTCTTCCATATGGTTATTGCACGATAAATAAAGATTATCACAAGAATACAACCAATAATGAACCCCAAGTTCTACTCCTTTTCAAATATATTATAGATGCCATCCCAATGTTCTCTAAGAGACACTTCAGGGTGGTGTTTCACTACATAGTCTATGAATGGTTTTCTGTATTCATCAGACATTTCTTCAGGTGTTACACCGTGTGCAAGTGCATCCTCAGCCCACACAGAAAATTCCTCCGTGTTAGGCATAATGAGTGGTCCTATAACCATATTCTTCTCTCCTCTGTTGTTTGTTTAGCTAATAGGTCGTCTTCAGCCACAAGTTCTCTTTCTTGTAACTCAACACTACAATGATGCATAATTAGCTCTAAGTCTTTAGAGTTAACCTTAGCAAACACCTCTAGCCTTTCTTGAGGAGTGAGGTTCTTAACGTCTTCTAAGCAAATGTGCATAGATCTTCCTTTCTGTTGTGGTTTATCTCATCAGTGCATAAGTAACCAGCTTATACAGACACCCCTCGACTTAGAGGGATGTTTCGATAATTAGAAGTCAGCGTTAACTGGACCTGTATTATCATTCTTTGGTTCAAGTACGTCAAAGTCGATAGATACTTCTGGTACATATTTAAGCAAGTCAAGTACTTGGACTGCTATTAATACAGTCTTTGTACCTGATCTTCCAGATACTTCCCAGTCATAGCTATAGAGTATAACATTACCCTTAGAACCATTACCAATAAGGTCTTTGATTGGATTCTTATCCTTATCAACAACTCTTACTGGTGTCTTTATTTTCTTTGCGTTCATTGCCTTCCTTGTGACATTGATTGCAAATTGACCATCTTCCACAGGTCTCACCTTACCATAAGCAGACATCTCTTCTACTCTGGTTGCAGGAAATCTTACCTGTAAGTCATATATGTCTGTACCAAATGGTGATACAGGCTTATCTAACTTAGCATAGTAGAAAGATACGTCTCTTACGATGTTTGATGAATTTGTCATGTATTGTTCCTTTCAACAGAACTTAATTGAGATTGCCTCATCGGATCGTGGTCTCTCACACCACAACGACACCCCTCCTAAGAGGGATGTTTCGGCTTTATCCGTTGATAGGATTGACGAAATGAACTGTTCCGTCTGGTAGTACGTAATAGACCATGCGATCACCTCCTTTCAGGTCTTGTTACAAAAAAAAAAACAAGCTCTAATGAGCCTGTTCCTTTACTTCATGTTTAGCTGCTTTTCTATCACCCTTGTTGGCAATGCGTTTAGCAGACTTTAAAGATTGCTTAGTACCTCTCTTCTCAGAGAAATCCCAGGCAACCTTCTTATGTGCCTTTGATTGTGGTTTTGGCATGTCTTCCTTTCTGTTATTAATTAGCGAGATATACAATCATATTCCACCATGTATATTCTTTACCTTGACCGAAGTCCATCCAGCCAAGACAAGATACAAAGATTAAAGCATAACCTAGTGCCTCACATGCTACTTGTTTCTTAGTCATTTTGTTTCCTTTCTGTTATAATGATTCAGAGATGTAAGCATCAAGCATTGAATCCATCATTGCCCAAGCTTCAATCTCCCACGGTAACGATCTATAAGGTACGACATCTGTATTAATTTCCTTACCTTTCCATGTGTCACCCTTTAATTCACCTGATACATATTGTTTAAAGTGAACCATTTCATGAAAGATGACCTTAAGTATTTCACTAGTTGCTTCCCTATTGTAATCAACTGAGATAAATACTGATGTTTCATTTCCTTTAGTAAAGTTCTTTGCATAACCTCCTATATTAGTTGGTGCATATTTATCTAATGATATGATTAGCGATTTATCACCACTATAAGAAGATAAGTTAAGATCTTTCATTGCCCAAGCAACAGCATGTTTAATTAAAACCTTTAGTATTGGAGACTTGACAATTACTTTGTTTGTCTTAAACTCTACAGGTTCTATCTTGATAAACCATTCGTAAGGTGACCAAGGCTCAAATGCACCAAATCTTACTGGTGTACTGTTCTTAACTGCAGTAGTTAATGTTACCCAATCTTCGGTTGAAAGCAAGGCAGCCTTACATTTAACCTTGTGATAAGTTCCAATCTCCGCTACAAGATAGCCACCTATAACTTCTATTGATCTTAAAGTTGTTGGTCGTGTCCAAGTATAAGCCATGTCAGCCTCCTTTGGTTACGAAAAAAAAAGAGAACCCCCTCGAAGGGGAGGACAACGAGGAGGCTCATCCTTAGCCACAAGGGGAGGAGGAGCTAAGGAAACGAGGAGGAGAAACAGGGGGTCTAGCGGAACAGAGAAGGGGTACAAAGAACGGGCACATCTTTTTTAGACATAAAGAAAGAAGACCCTTCAGAAATCTTTTTAATTATAAAACAACCTTATAGGAAAATCCTTATATAGGACAAGGGGGATGCCAAATTGGACAACAAAAGAAAGCTAGAATTAGCAAAAGAATTATTTTTAAGAAGGAAGAAAACAGAATACAAAGCAGACTTTGAACTATTCGCCAAAGAACAGATAAGGATTATAACTAAAAATGCAAGCGTAGGATTTGTTCCATTTGAGTTTAATGCAGCTCAAGTGGAGATAAACAAACAACTCGAAGCTCAACGAAAGAAGACTGGTAAAGTCAGAGCAATCATACTCAAAGCGAGACAGCAAGGAATCTCGACCTACTGTGCAGCACGAGTGTTCTGGAAGTCATTCTTCACACCCTACACTAGATCTGTCGTTATGGCACATGACTCGGCTACATCTGATGCACTATTCAATATGAGTAGAAACATCATCGATAACATGGAAGATCCACCAACTCTACAAAAGAGTAACGCTAAAGAAATTCTCTTTGAGCATAACAAAAGTGGTTATCGTCTATACACAGCGGGTGCTAAGGAAGCTGGTCGAGGAACTACTCCGACAATAGCACACCTATCTGAAGTGGCATTTTGGCAGTTCGATGAACAGATCCTTGCAGGACTCTTTCAGGGAATTAGTCAAGAAGATGAGACAGAAGTGATACTAGAAAGCACTGCTAACGGTGCGAGTGGAGAGTTCTATAGGTTATTCCAAGGAGCTATGCTAGGTGAAAATGAGTACGTACCTATATTCCTACCTTGGTATATCACTCCAGAGTACAGAAGAAAAGCTCCAGAGGGCTTTGAAAGAACAGACGAAGAAGACCAATTAGTTGAAGACTATTCACTAGATGATGACCAGTTATACTGGAGACGATTAAAGATAGGTGAGAGTGGAGAACGAAAGTTTATACAAGAGTACCCTGCATCTGCCGAACAAGCTTTCCTAGTCACAGGTAATAGTGTCTTTGATCAAGAGATAGTCAATATGTACGATGTTCGTGCTCCAGACTATAATAGATCCTTTGACTATGAGACTAATTACTTTGAAGATCATAAAGGTGGACACCTAGAACTATGGAAGCCACCCTCATTTGAAGATCGTTTTATTATCGGTGCAGACGTTGCCCTTGGGGTAGGTCAAGACTATAGTACAGCAGTTGTTATGAATAAGGAGAGAGAAGTTTGTGCAGTATTTAGAGACAATTATATTGATCCTAGCGTTTTTGGTGACATACTCTTTTATCTGGGTCGCTATTTCAATAATGCTCTTCTAGCAGTAGAATCTAACAGTCTAGGAATAGCCACTTTAAACAGATTAAAGCAAATGAACTATGTGAACCTATACTATCAGACCAAAGCTGCTAACTTAAAGAAGGAAGAGGGCACTAAACCTGGATTTAGGACAACAGTCTCTACAAAACCAATGATTATAGGTAACCTTAAGCGTGCTGTTGAAGAGCATGACCTAGGTATATGGTCAGACACTATCATAAGGGAGCTAAGAACGTATGTTGCAGCAGAGAATGGTAGCACTAATGCCCTCGCAGGCAACTATGATGACACCGTTATGGCTCTGGCTATAGCATTTGAGGCATATCGAACACATCAACACAGATTAACTGATGACACTATCTCATGGAGAGATAAAGTTGGAGAGTTAGAGGAGAATAACACAGTATGGCTATAAAACCCAGTGCTAACTCATTAAACAACTTAGAAAAGATAGAATCTTCAGAGATGGCTAATGAATATCGACTAAGGGGTCTTGAGACTCGTAGAAAAAATAAAGAACAAAGAGATTTGGCTAAGAATACGATAATGGCTATGAAGAGTATGGGTGATGATGCACCAAACGCTATAGAAGCCCTTAACTACGTGTTAGTCAAGGCTATGGAAGACGATGATTCAGAGCAGATAGTGAAAGTTGCTAGCATACTCGCAGAATATCAAGCACCTAAGCTATCTCGACA